TCTTTTGTTAATTTTTGTTATAGTTACTAAAATTTCGCCGTCTGTCAACTCAAATTCATCGCCATCTAATTCTTCTATAATAGGCAACATATGTCGACTTAATGACATAAGCATATCACTACAGTCTTGTATAATACTCTTATACGGCATAGGGTTTATATTTACATAATCCCGATCTTTCATATGTGTATTCTATTATAATAGAATTTCATGTCAAGAAATCTCCCACGTCTAATATGATATTTATGTTTAGAGGGGGGTCATATTTATAAATATTTCAATATTTTTTGGCATGACTTTTGTTTCTAGACTTTTTCTAGTTTTGAAAAAGCATGCTTTTTTTTCCAGAGAAATAAATTTTTTTGAAAGGGGGTGAAATAAAATGACTGAACATATTATATGCTCAATACTATGGATTGTATTCTGTGCATGTTTTAACTTCCTAGTTAAACAAGGTATAAATGGCGATCATGTAACATGGTATGTAGCAGGATGTACTATTATGTTTGTTTGCTGTTGTATCATAAGCTGGCAAGCTATGTTAATAATACATGGTTTATACATTATTATATGTCTTGTTAGAGGCGGTATGTATTATAAAGCGTTTGCTAAACAATGGCATAAAAAGAAGTAATTAAGGTCCTTTAATTATCTGAAAGGGGGTGAAATCAATGAAAAGAACGACATGAAGTCTGCTAAGAAGACTGTGTCTGCAAAGAACAAAAAGTTCGTAGGAGCAGTGAAAGCTGCTGTCAAGGCTTACAAAGCCGCTAAATAGTAACCTATAACATAGGAGTAAGACAATGAAGATTATCATTGGATTATGGTATGTATTTATGCCTGTCGTCATAATACTATACGCCATACTTGCTACTGTCATCTTATCTCCAGTATATGTGATACAGAACTCATATACTATCTTTAGGGCTATACACCCTAAAAAGGAAGTAAAGAAGTCAGTAGGTAGACCTAAAGGGTCTAAGAACAAGAATAAGTAGTACTATATCTCGCATATCACGAGAGTGTATGCTCGACATATAACCCGTACCCCATACATACGTCTACAAGACTGTATGATAGTGGGTCTTATGGGTACAATCGTATAATTACAATAACCCTACGTACGTGCGTGTGTGTATGTACGTATACAATACAAAGGAGTCATATAATGGCTAAACGTAAGAAGAAGGGCAGAAAGACTGGAAGTCCTTTACAAAAGGCTAGTGCCAAACCAGTACAAGTAGTACGTCATAGAATAACTATTCTTAATGGCGGTTTACGAGATGGCTTGTCTAAATGGCAAGATAATGAGGCAGACAGAGAGTTTGCCGAGAGTACTGCACAAGTTGCAGATAGTGTATTAGAAACATTACATAGCAAAGCTAGTAACTTATAAGGAGTAAATAATGAGCGAAGAAGAAAAGGTTGCAGAACCTAAATCTGTAGATACATATGTAAAAGTTACATGCTTCTGTCCAGATGTGCATAGAAGAACTGAATGGTTCTTTGAAGGGCATACTGCGACAGCAGAGGCATTGGAAAAAATGTATACTATGGATCCGAACAACGAAATGTTGTTTATATTGGAAACACATACACCACAGTATACTGCTAAACAAGAAATAAAGATAAGTGCTAGAAGTTTTAAAGCATGGACGCACGATGACATTTAATGAGTTAGAAACTTGGCTGATTGCTTATCTAGTTGTAAGCATGATAGCTATTATATGGAGTGATTATGTGTAAATTACAAGAGTTATACAATAGTCAGCTAATAGCTGATCGTAACAATGAAATTGTTGCAAAAATAAGTATTAAAGCTTGCATTGAAAGGGAAAAGACTACTCTGTCACCTAGATTTACTGCAAGATTAGAAACTCACATGAATAAAATGAAGGGAGTACTATAGTGTTAGATGCAACTAGCAAGAACATTGAATGGAAACGCTCACAAAGAAAGCCTAATCCACAAGGTGGAGAGATGGGTCTTTATGAGAGAATTAAACGATGTAAGACTATGAAAGAGTTTGAACGATTAGTCTTATGTACAATGATATTTGAACACGATACTAATCCATATCCACAACGATATGTCGACAAGTGTCAAAGAGCAATGAAACGTAAAGATAAAGAGTTATCGAATAAAAATAAGTAGTGATTTAATAGAGTACATACAGTTTGTACTCGCATAATAAGGAGAAAAGTAACATGGCAAGAAAAAACATCAGCAACAAGCAAGTAAGAACTATGATCATAGAAGGTTTTGCATATGCAAACCAAAATCAACAAAAGGCATTAGTCTTGAAGCAAACATCTATGAAAGCATTTGATAGATTAGAAGCTGGATTGATTAAAGACGCATATGATCGTAAAAAGTGTTATGATGGTGCAAAAGCTGATTATAAGAAATCAGCAGAACAGCATAACATGGAAAGAGGATACATGAGAGCATTATATCAGTTAGCTGATATGATTGGTGTTCGTGTTCATCAAATAGATGATGTTAATGTTAAGTTGGAAGATGCAATAGTAGATGAACCAGCTTATACAGACATAACAAAGTAAGTTGATGTACGATAAATCTCGTGATGTCTATTATAATAGAAAATATAAGGATAAAAGAATGATAAAGAAGATTAAATCTTGGTTTAAAAATCCAAGAATATATGTCAACTTTGAGTATTGGAGGTGTGGTGAATGTAGAAAGAGATTTTATTCACCAAACCAACAGTATCTTTTAGCCAATGGTGAAAAACTATGTGAACCATGTATCAAAGATACACACCAAGGTTTTTACCAGTATAGTGTTGATCAACTTGAAAGGAGTAAATAATGAGTGATCAATACAATGAACAACATATAATGTTTGCTGTCGATATGGCTTCTGGTCATATCGATGGACACATGTCACATAAAGTAATAGCAATATTACGTAAAACAAAAGAAGCTGATGATTATAATACCGAATTATGGGACTTATGTCATAAAAAAGCTCAAAGAAAGCTCTTAAAGAGCATGAAGGGAAGTAATAAAAAATGAGTAGATTGTTAGATTGGTCAGTTGATAATATTACTCATCATTGGAGTGACCATGAAAGAGAAGAATATTTCTCTTTTCTTGATGAGCTTCGTGAGTCGGGTAAAACTAACATGTTTGGAGCCAGTCGTTATCTAGAAGATAACTATGGTCTTCATAAAAAAACTGCTTCTGATATATTAGAAGCTTGGATGAAAGAAGGTAATAAATGAGAGAAAATAGTATATATACTGCAAAGGTAAAAATCATTGAAAGCAATGATAATGTGCCAGCAGTAATTGATGGTAGAATAAATCAAGATAAACTCTATAAGATTATATTGTACCATGAGGTTAATGGTGGAACTCATGAGCATGATTTTGATGTTCATGAACAAATCATAAATGAAATGACTGTTACTAGACGTATATTGGGTCTTATGCATCCATTAATAGATGTAGAGTTAATGGTTAATGATCCAGAATATGACTTATATGTTGAGTCATTTGAAGATAAACATGGTAACAGAGTCCATAGAAATGGAAGTGAATAATGGTTAAACCTATGTTTCATGGTATGGAGCATCTTACTAAAGAAGAACAACATGAAATACATTGCAAAGCTGTACAAGACTGCAAGCCAATATCTAAATCTTTAGACTGTTGGCGAGCAGCCTTACAGCAGCAACGTGATAAATGGGTTCTTGAAGGTAAGATAACAAAAGAAGAATATGAACGATTAAATGCTATTGGAAAGGAGTAAATATGAAAAACATATACGAAATAGCAGTACACGTTGATAAAACTATATATATAAAAATTAAAGCTAAATCATCAGATGAAGCTTTTGATATATATTTAAATAAAATGGATGATCAATGTCCAATTATAAGTAAAGACGAAGACATAAAAGTAACAGAAGGTAAAGATTATGGCGGGTATTTATCTACTAGCTGTAACGGAAAGGTAATAGATGAAGAATGAATTAGTACCAGATTGGAGTGAAGAAGATATTCACACATTACCAGTTAGTTGGTGGAAACATCGTGGTTCAAAAAAAGTTGCATATTATGAAGATTATAAAATAACTATTGAACATGATGAAGAAGAAGATAATGTTAAAACATGGATTGAAATAGAATATATACCAGATGGCAGTACTTATCAGCCACCAAATGATACGTATGCTAAATGTGATATAGATATAATACCTTGGAT